TAGCCGCAAGCGCAAGTGGACTCCGGTAGCAGTTCAAAAGGGCAACCTCGTGGATGGTTCTGAGGAATCAATCTACCGAGCCCTGGCTCTCCGTCACCTTGAACTTCCGGTTGCTGAGTTCCTTAAACAAGGCCTGGAAAAGGAACTACCCAAAACTGCTGGTGTTATTGAAGCTCTTCAATCTAATATCCTTGATGAAGAACGTCACGACCAAGCCTTTGAATATGTAGTTGCGGCCCATGGTTCAGACAGTAAAGCTGAAACCGAAGGTCGTCATATTCTCAAGGCGTGGATGGAAGCACCAGAGCATCCAATTCTAAAGGCCGCTATTCTTGAACGCAGTGTCTTCTTCGTCCTTCTTCCCTTCTACCGATTCAACGGAGACATCGGAATTAGAACCACGGCAGCCGATGTGTCAAGGGACGAACAAACCCATGTCGCGATCCACTCGATGGTCTGTTCAGAGCTGGGCCTCAAGTCCACACCAAGCCTCAATCGCCTACGTAGAGCGACTGTGGGATGGGTAGTAGATGGACTGTCTGCCAGTTCAAACAAGTACCTTGATAAGGATTTCTGGCTGAGCCAATCGGATTCCCTTTATGAGCGCGGTAAAGCCCCAGGCCTTGCCGACACCCAACGTGCTCGAATGCCCGCGTTCTTCGAGGCGGCCAACACCGATCTTCCACAGTATGGCTAGTCCCTTTCTTGACGAAGACACCCTGCCCCTGACCCGCGTGGTTGGGGGCAACGTTGATCTGGATAAGCTCATTGCTGAACTAGATCACATGTATCCAGACAATTATCCTGATCACGAGATGACACCTTGGGAGGCAGGACGGATGGCTGGATGTATTGAAGTTATCCGACATCTCAAAGCAAAAAAGGAGATTTAATCATGTGTGTTGGTGGTGGCCAAAGACAAGCTCATCATGCAGCTGAAGCGGCTAAGCGTGAATCTGCAGCTGCAATTTCTCGGCAAGAAGTACTGTATCGTGACGAGATGGCGCTGATGCGTCAACAGGCGGAGCAGAACCGTCCTGTGCCTCCCCCGGTTCCTGTTGGAATCAATGATCCAGCTGCTCGCATTACCTCAAAGCGTAGCAAGCGTTCTACTCAACGTCAGGCTGCTATGGGTGCTGCTGCCCTCCGTATTCCTACTGCTGGTATTTCTACTGGTGGTGGAACTGGAACTCCTGCTGCTACTGCTGGTAGTTCTGTCAAACTTAATATTGGTTGATCATGGAAAATCAGTCCGCCGCGTCTCGCTACGCAAGGCTAGCCAGTGATCGGACGATCTTCCTTGATACTGCCAGGGATTGTGCCGAGCTGAGCCTGCCCTATCTCCTGACTCGAACAGGAGTTGTCAATGGTCAGAAACTTACCACCCCATGGCAATCGATGGGCGCCAAGGGTGTTAATGTGATGGCCTCGAAGCTTATGTTGAGCTTGTTCCCTGTGAACACAACATTCTTTAAGCTTCAGATCAATGATGGCAAATTGGCTTCGGACCCAAATCTTGACGCTAAGATCAGATCTGAGATCGACTTGAGCCTCTCCAAAATGGAGAAGGTAGTCATGCAAAACATCGCTGAATCACAGGATCGTGTGATCCTACACCAGGCGATGAAGCACTTGATTGTAACCGGGAATGTCCTGGCATACATGGGTTCAAAAGGGGTAAAGATTTATCCTCTCGACCGCTATGTGGTTGTACGAGATGGAGAAGGTCAGCCCACTGAGATTGTTACGGTTGAATCCATCAATCGTCAATTCCTTCCAAAGGAGTTTCAAAAGACCAGTCAGAACATTAATCGTGTAGATGACAACACCTCCACACCTTCTGTTGATGTAACTGTTGGTGAGGATGAGGTTGCTGTTTATACGTGGGCTAAGCTTCAAGATGGTCAATGGCGTTGGCGTCAAGAAGCCGATGATATGATCATTCCCGATTCAATGGGTAAGGCCCCCAAGACTACAACCCCATGGCTTCCTCTTCGCTTCAATGTTGTCGATGGTGAAGACTACGGTCGTGGTCGTATTGAGGAATATCTTGGAGATCTTAAGTCTCTTGAAGGACTCATGCAAGCAATGGTGGAAGGTTCCGCTGCTGCTGCTAAGGTGGTCTTTCTGGTATCTCCTTCTGCTACCATTAAGCCTTCTGTTTTGGCGAAGGCAGGAAATGGTGCAATCATTCAAGGACGTGCTGAAGATGTAACTGCTGTTCAAGTTCAAAAGCAGGCAGATTTCGCTTCGGCGTTTCAAATGATTACCTCCTTGACGCAACGGTTGTCGGAGGCCTTTCTTATTCTGTCTGTTCGTCAGAGCGAAAGAACAACCGCTGAAGAAATTCGCGCTACCCAACAGGAACTTAACGAGCAACTGGGGGGAATCTATGGTAATCTTACCTCTGAATTGCTGCGCCCCTATCTCCAACGTAGGCTATTCCTGCTTCAACGTTCTGGAGATCTGCCGAAGCTTCCTAAGGGTGTCGTATTCCCAACCGTAATTGCTGGCCTTGATGGTGTTGGCCGTGGTCAAGACCGGGAATCTCTAATGATGTTCCTGTCTACCGTGGCTCAAAGCCTTGGGCCAGAAATGGTGATGAAGTACATTCATCCTGATGAAGCAATTAAACGCCTTGCAGCAAGTCAAGGCATTGATCCACTTAGTCTGATCAAGACCAAAGAAGAACAAGCTGCAGAGCTACAGTCGCAACAGGCTCAAGCAATGCAAGGTTCTATGGTTAATCAGATGGGTGATCTTGCCAAAGCTCCGCTGCTTGATCCATCCAAAAACCCCGAAGCATTAGATTCGATTCGTAATGTCGCCGCAAACTTCCAAGAAGGAAACATCTCCTCTCCAGTCATCCCCGCAGCCGGAGCTTGAAGAAGAACTTCAGGAACTAAATCCTGAGGACTTTGAACTTCCTGATTCCATTGAACTGACTACTCGTAAAAAGTATGCGGGTAAGCCTAAAGTTCGTGCTAACACTTCCCGCCCACAGGTAGGAAGTCATGGACCCAAGATCTCTACTCCAACCTTTGGCACCGTTCGCGGTGAATACAACTGATCCACAACCCAACCACCATGCCTGAAATTACGTTTGATTCCACTGATGACCTCGACCTTACTGAGGCTCGTCAAACCAACGAAGCACGTCTTCTTGAGATTGGAGATAAACTTCAAAACGAAGAGGATGCTCGTGAACAACGCAAGTACGATCAAGCCCGAGAGGATGCTGAATCAGAACTGCGGTATGCTGGTAAGTTCAAATCTGCTGAAGATCTGGAGAAAGCATACAAAGAGCTAGAGAAGAAGCTTGGTCAGAAGGAAGAGCCTGCTTCTGAGGAAGAGCCAGAGTCAGGGCAAGAGTCGGAGCCAGAGTCAGAAGAGGAAGTTTCTGAAGAGTCTGAGGAAGTTCAAACTATTCTAAAGGCGTCGGAAGAGTACTACTCCAACGACAACCAGCTCAGCCCTGAGACCCTCCAGAAGCTCAAGGAACTGCCCTCTGAAAAGCTGGTAGAGGCTTACCTGGAACTCCAAAAGAACGCCCCTCCTGTGGCCGCTAAGGCCCTCTCCGAGACTGATGCACAGGCCATCGTTAAGTCCGTTGGTGGTGAAGAGGCCTATGGTCAAACCCTGGCCTGGGCCTCTGAGAACCTTTCTCCTGCTGAGGTTGCTGCCTACGATAATGTCGTGAACAGTGGCAACAAGGATGCTATCTTCTTTGCTGTTCAAGCTCTCAACCAGCGATACAAAGATGCTGTTGGGTTTGAAGGGCAGCAGGTGTCCGGCAAGGCCGTACGTAATAACGTAAAAGGTTTCCGTTCACAAGCCGAATTGGCACGGGCCATCTCTGATCCTCGCTATCGGAATGACCCCGCCTATCGCATGGACATCGAAACAAAGCTGGCTGCAAGCGGCGATCTGCTCTAACTGATCGTGGGGACTGCAATGTCCCCCTGCCAATTGAGGATGGCAAACCTCGTTAAAAACCTAGTCATGACTGGAGTATTGGCCCACTGAGGTGGATACCCAATACAAAGGACGTATTGCCCAAAAACTGAATACTTCGAATTCGAATAAAAACCAAGTACTTGGAAAACTGATAACTTTCTTTTTTCCTTAAACCAATGACTGCAACTCTTACTCAGCTCGGCCAATCTAACAAGGCCGGCGATACTAAAGCTCTTTTTCTGAAACTGTTTACGGGTGAGGTCTACGAGGCCTTCCGTAATGCTACGATTGCAAAAGGACTGGTTCAGAACCGGACCCTGCGCAACGGCAAAGAAGCCCAGTTCATTCACACCGGCCGCATCCAAGCTGGTTTCCACACCCCCGGTACTGCTATCCTTGGTAGCGGCAACCCTCCTGTGGCCGAAACCACCATCGCAATGGATGACCTGCTGGTTGCCAGCGCGTTCGTTTATGACCTGAACGAGACCCTGGCCCAGTACGACATTCGCGGCCCCATCGCCCGTCAGATCGGCCAGAGCCTGGCTGAATTCTATGACCGTCGCGTGTTCCGCGTTCTGGACCGTGCCTCTGGCCTGTCCGCTGCTGTGACCGGCGAGCCTGGTGGTTTCCGCGTGAACCTGGGTCTCAACAAAGAGTACGATGCTCAGGCCCTGGTTGACGGCTTCTTTGAAGCTGCCGCCCGTCTCGATGAAATCGCTGCTCCTAAGGATGGTCGTGTGGCCGTGCTGGCTCCTCGTCAGTACTACGCCCTGATCAGCCAGGTGGATACCAACATCCTGAACCGTGAATACGGCAACACCCAGGGTAACCTGAACAGCGGTGAAGGTCTCTACGAGATCGCCGGTATCAAGATCTACAAGTCCAACAACATCCCCTTCCTTGGTAAGTACGGCTCTGCTGCTGGTACTGCCATCGATGCGGCTGCTGTGACCGGTGAGAACAACAACTACGGTATCGCTACCGACTTCACCAACAGCTGCGGCCTGATCTTCCACCGTGATGCTGCTGGTGTTGTGGAGGCCATTGGTCCCTCCGTTCAGACCACCGGTGCTGACACGAAGGTGATCTATCAAGGCGATGTTATCGTGGGCCGTCTGGCTTACGGTGCTGGCCCTGTGCGCGTTTCCTGCGCCGGTGCCTTCCGTAACGTGGCCTGATTTCTTTGGGGACTTCTTCGGGGGTCCCCTCCCCTTTTTTACCTGCTCAATCAATGACTACCAAACTACAAGCAATCAACCAGATGCTTTCTGGTATTGGGCAGGCACCCGTGGTGTCTCTCGATATTGCAAATCCTGAAATTGCTCTTGCTGAAACCGTACTTGATTCGGTCAATCGTGAGGTGCAAGGAGAGGGGTGGCATTTCAATACTGAGGTGAACTATCCGTTTACTGCTGATGTCAACGGGGAGGTTCTGGTTCCTCAGAATGTGCTACAACTTTCCGATAACAAGATCTCCAATGTCCAGAAGTACCAGACCGTACTGAGGGACGGTAAACTTTACGACAAGGTAAACCACACCTATACCTTTACCGCAGGCAGCACTATTAAGTGTGATGTTGTCTGGTTCTTTAACTTTGAAGATCTTCCTCAGGTCTTTAAGGATTACATCACTCAGCGCTCTGCTCGTGTCTTTGCTGGACGTGCCCTTGGTTCCCAAGAGATGGTAACCTTTAACGTTCAGGATGAGGTGTTGTTGCGGGCGAATTGTATTGCCTACGACACTGACACTTCGGAAGCCAATATCTTTGGTCAGGAGAACGGTCAGAACTTCTACATCTCTTATACCCCCTACCGAGCTATTGCACGATAATGGCTGCCATCTCTCAGAAAATTCCTAATCTAATTGGTGGTGTATCTCAGCAGCCTGATAGTCTCAAGCTCAACAACCAACTGAGAAGTTGCACCAATTACTATCCAGACCCTACCTTTGGTTTGGCTAAACGGCCAGGCCTTCGTGGTATCAGGCGTCTGACAAATGCTACGGCAAGCGGTACGTGGTTTACCATCTTCCGAGATGAGGAAGAGAAGTACATTGTTGAGTTTACCAAAGCTGGTGCTCTACGCATTTGGGACGCCAATAGCGGCATTGAACAAACTGTAAACGCAACTGCTTCCACCTACGCAGCACATACAAACGCAGATGATCTTGCTATCTTGCAGATTAATGATTACACGTTTGTGCTTAATCGTAAGGTTGTTGTAGCAGAGAACGCTGCAGATCTGAGCCCTACGGTGAATCCGTTTGGTTTTATTTCCCTTAACAACATTGCGTACTCTACAACTTACACTGTTATTGTTGATGGTGTTAGTTTTAGCTATAACACACCCACTACCTCAACGACAGCTCTTAATGCTGCGGACATCCTAAACGGTTTGGCTGGCTCTATTAACGCCAACCCTGCCTTTGTTGCTACAGTTGTCGGTAGCTCTATTCATGTTCGTCGAGCTAACAACGCTAACTTTTCCTTGGAAGCGCGTGGTGGTCAGACTGGCACTGCAATTCAAGCCTTTAAGGGTGTTATCAGTGTTGTGTCTGAACTGCCAACTCAATTCCTTAATGGATCTAAGATCAAGGTTCAGGCTTCTGAAAACTCAGATGGCGATGACTATTGGGTAGTCTTTCAAACAAGTAATGGTGGAGCCAGTGGTACTGGTTCTTGGGAAGAGACTATTGCTGGTGGTATTGTTGAAACCATCAACGAAGCGACCCTTCCTCACGTAATCATTCGTGAAGCCAATGGAACCTTTACCTTCCGTAAGCTAGACGAAGCTTCAGCAACAGCAACCCCCTCCACATCTTCGGTCAGTGGTGTTCCTCAAACAGTATCCGTTCTAAGTTCTGGCAATGGACGATATGCTGTTGGCCAAAGCTTCCCTGTTTATGGTGGCACTGGTCTGAACCTACGGCTTAAGGTAACAGCAACTCGAACAGATACTACAACCACTAACTTTGCTTGGGCTCCTAGTCCAACGGATTATGTTGAGCGTATCATCTATACCTCAGGCAGTCAGCTTTATCGTTGGTATCGCAATGGTGAGGTATTCCAAACTACGAGTTCAGACGCTTCGTTTGACATTGGCAACAACACCTATTCCGTTCTTGGCGCTTACAATACAGTAGCTTCAGGCGATCCATCTATTGCTTTGAGGCAGCAGGCTGGTCTGCGCATTGTCACCACCACCACAGGTGTCATTGATTCAGTTGAAATCAGTCGAGCAGGCCGAGCATATACTGCTTTGGATACGGTAACTAACCTTGAAGGTGATACGTTCCGCGTACTGACAGTTGCCACCGTTACTCTGAACGTGGATGCAGTTGCCAAGCAGTTCTGGAAGCCCAGAGAAGTAGGTGACAATACAACCAATCCAATGCCTTCCTTTGTCGGTAACCCCATCCATGGAATTGCATTCTTCAAGAACCGATTGGTTTTCATGTCAAATGAAAATGTAATCACCTCTCAAGCAGGAGACTACTTTAACTTCTTTGCTTCTACGGTTCTTACGGTTGTAGCTAGCGATCCAATCGATCTTTCGTCTGGTAGTCTACGTCCAATTGAACTGCGGCACTCCATTCAAACTACTCGTGGTTTGGTTCTGTTTGCAGACAATGCTCAATACATTCTAGAAACCACAACCGAAGCATTCTCGGCAGCTACTGCTGAGATCAACTCTGTGTCGTATTACAACCAGAGTCCTCGTATTGCTCCGATTGATACTGGTCCGAGTATTGTATTCCTTGAAGAAAGTGACACCGCAGCACAGGTGTTTGAAATGCTTGTTGGTGAAGCAGTTGGTTCAAAGCCTGCTGTTGTTGAACTGACACGTATTATTCCTTCCTATATTCCCTCGGATATTAAGGAACTGAAGATTACCTCCTCTGCCACCACCTTCATGCTCACCACCTATCGTGAGCCTAATGCTATCTATGTGTTCCGCTTCTTCAATGATGGAGCTGAACGACGGATGGCTTCCTGGTTCAAGTGGGTAGTAAGTGGTGATGTAGAGATGATCGAATTCAACCATGATCAGCTTTACATTGTTACCAAGCAGGATGGTGGTTATGTAATTAGCCATGTCAACCTTCTGACAGAGACTCCTGGTGGTGCTGTGTTCTTTGACGGGGGCTATGTGGATCTTCGTCTTGACCTGATGGATTACAACCCCACAAAGGTTTACTTCGCAGGGACGAACACTACCCACGTATGCTTCAAGGATGGATTCAATCAAGCCAATCTTCAACCAGTTCTTGTCAGCTTGGATCCTCTTAACCCAGGCTACGTCCAAGAGCTTGACCTTGAAGTAGATCTTGCTCAACCAGTTGGACAGCGTTACTTTGTAGAGGTGGATGGAAATCAGACCCTTTCTAAGTTTGCTCTTGGATACAAGTATGTTGCTCAGGCTACCATGCCTGCCTTCTTCGTAACCAATAGTGAAGGGCGAAAGGATACCTTGAATCTTCCCATGGTCAATCGTATGCAGATTGATAGCTACAACTCTGGACCGTTTAACATCACCGTGGATGCTGACGGAAGAGACGCCTTTAGCTTGGACCTTCCTCAAATTACAAGTAACCTTTACTTGGCCAACTCTGTTCCTATTCTTAGGAATGCTCAAAACAAAGTTCCTGTGATGGCAAAAGGTAACCAAGTAGAAATCACTCTTACCGCAGACTCACCATTCCCCACTGCATTTACTTCTCTTAACTGGGAAGGTACTTACAATAATCGCGGCGTCAAGTCCGTATGAAATGTAAACAGCTGTTCCACCGCGCCACACGCTATGATGCTATGTATGTGGCTGAAAATCTTCAAGAGGATGATCGGCAGGAGATTCTGGGTCTAGGCATGGATCCAGTCTCCGCCATTACTCTTTCGGTGTTGGGGTCTGACAACCCTATTACCTTTTACAATCCATATACTGCAATGATTTGTGGTGTTGCTGGGGTATCCAGAACAGATGCCCATAGTGGAGCCGTCTGGATGTTGACCACACCGGATGTCCGCCCGATACCACATCTATTCTTTCGAGAAGCTAAAAAATGGCTTAGTCAACAAACTGACTATGAGATGCTTCATAATATCGCAGACCCAAGGAACACGATGCACATGAAGTTGTTGCATATGCTTGGGTTTAAGCGGCTTGCCTATGTTACAGTAGGTCCGTCTAATCTTACCTATGTTCAATTTGCAAAACTAATGCCATGTGTTTAGGACCAGCAACACTTGCCATTGTAACTGCCGTTGGTAGTGCTGTTAGTGGCGGTATTCAATCTATTGCGAGTTATAATCAAGAGACACAGGCTACCATCTCTGCCAATCGGCAGTCAATGAGGGCCTACGAGATTCAGATGAATCAGTTCAACGCTCAGATGATGTCCTATCAGGAGTCTCAGCGTATGTATCAAGAACAGATTCAAATGAATGCTGAGGCTGCCAATCGGGCCTATGTGTCTGAACAGAATAAATTCCAAGCCGAACAACGCAAAGCAGCTGAGGATGCTCAAAAGTTAATGCTTCAATCTATGCAGCGACAAGGTACCGTACTGGCATCGGGTCGCTCTGGTCAGTCTATTGGCCTTCTTATGGCAGATGCAGAGCGTGAGTACGGCAGGGACCTGGCAATGCTCGGTCAGAACCTGGCCTATTCTCAGGAGGATTACTTCCTTGGCACACAAAGTATCTTCCAGGATGCTAAGTCTGCCAATACACTGGCGGCTAATCAGCGTCAAATGAAGCCTACCCAGCCCGGTATGCCTGATATGCAAGCAGGTCCAAGTAGCTTTGGATTGATTGCTGGTCTTGGTGGGTCTGTTATGCAAGGAGTTTCTACGTATTCCAGTTTGGCTCCAGCAAAGTCTAAAAATCCTGTAAAATCTCCAACACCTATTCCAACGCCAAAAGGTGGTAGTTCTAAAGCCACCTATATTAAATGGTCATAACCACTCATGGCAATCTATGAACCCCGTGGTAGTCAGGTAGAATTAACGGGACCTTCACGTGCCGTTGGTTTTAATCCTGAAGAAACGTACAATCCAAACACTGCCTTTCTCAATAAGGTAGAGCAAGATTCTCAATTAGCTAATCAGCAGCTTCAACAACAGCAGCGATCAGAAGAGGCAAGGCTGGAGCGTAGTGCTTCAGAAATGGAAGCCTTGGTTGGATTCTCTGATACGCTTGGTAAGTTCCTTCTTGATTACACCCAGAAGAAGCGCAAACGGGACATTGCTTCCGGCTATGCCAAGTTCATTCGTGGTGAGACCCGTATCAAACCTGAGGCGGTTCAAAAGCACCAAGAGCAGAACATAGCACTTCAAACCGCAGCCACTGCTGATGGTAAGCTGGCACGAACTGCTGCTGCCATTCCTGGCAATGAAGGCTCCGCAAGCACTCTTATTAAGGCCTCTCCGGCCCTCAGAGGCTGGGAAGCAGAAGGTGCGGCCATTGCCCAGGCACAGTCTGCTCCAACCGAACTGGAGGCTTATCTAAGCTCTCAGAAGAGCAGTGGGCGGACGATCCAATACACCAATCCAGATGGGTCAACGGAATCGATTTTACTGAGTCGTAACATTCGTGGTGATCAGGTTCGTAAGGCTGTTGAGTTCCTTACTACTGAATGGATCGATCAATCAGGCTTTTCCCGTTTGAATCCAATGCTTGTGCAAGAGCACGGCGGATTCAACATGTTCATGGCTCAGAAGCAGGCCACCACCAATTGGCAGAAGGATGCTGACGAGGCGGCAATCGGTCTGGCTAAGGACATGTTCCGAGCTAAGACAGGTCAACTGTTTTCTGCGGTGACAGATGCTGCCGCCGCACAGCAAGCCTTTAACCAACTAGAAGCTGATCCACTGCTGACCAATCAGGAGAAGAATGAGCGGTATGCTTTGTCGATTCAAAACGATGTAGCAACTCGTCAAGGTCTTCAAGCCATCGGTAATCTTACCATCAACGGTATTCAATTCAGAGATTACTTCCGAGATTACTTTAAGGCAGCAGAAGAACGCATTGATAAGGAGGCTTCTGATAAGGCATCCCAGGCTCAGACTTCCTATAATGATTGGGCACGTACTACTCTGAATGCCATTGGAGCAGCACCATCTATTGCAGAAGGTGAGAAACTTCGAGAGGCAGCCATTAAGGAAGCACAACGGCAGGGCATGGGTACTGAGATTATTTCTCAAATCCAGAACGCTGACGTTAATGCAACTGTTAATGGTCTTCGTGAGAACTTTAAGAATGGTAACCCACTTAAACTGACCAGTAGTGAACTCAGTGGTTTGGAGGCTCAGTATCCATTCCTCAAGGATGAAATTGCTACCTGGAAGGACATGGTTCCTCAACAGGAAGATCTGAAGCGCACCTTTGATCGTGCTCGTGCCGAAGCAGAGGTACTTGTCAATGCAAGCCTAGCCAACCGTAACAAGTTTAAGCTAGGTAAAGAGCCCATGATTTTGAAGGCATTGTCCCTTCAGTCTCTTAACGTTGTCAGCACACAACTCTTTTCTAAGTATGCTGGTGGGGACAAAGTTCCTGATCAGGCTCAGTTGGCAAGAGAAATAGCAGCACAGGCTATTCAACAATTTTCTACAAAGGGAAGTCCGGTACAAATCAATACCCAAGGACAACCCATCAATCCAGAGTTTCTTACTCCAACACCTGGAGCTAAGATTTCTATGGAGGACTGGATTCCGCCTACTCTTGATGCCAAGAAGGTTAAAGCTACGGCTGATCGTCTTGATCGTCAAATGGCGGGACGGTATGCTCCTGATAATAAGGTTATCGGATTAGACTATTTCGATGATCTACAAGCAATGGAGGATCAGGGAGTTGATCACACTAAAAACAATCTTTTAGTGGCAGCAGCTCGTCAAGCCGGCCAGACCGCTGACCAATTCATTAGGAGCCAAGCGGCCCTAGCAACATTTGACTGGAAACCTAACAAAAATAAAGAACAAACTAGAAAGGCGCTTCTGGAAAAAGATCCACAAGCCGCAGAACTTTTCAATAATATTTGGCTTTCCCCTGATTATCGGAGGGCTAGAGAGCGGGAAATTGAGCGTGTTTTCGAACAACGTACCAATCTTCAACAGCTTAATATTGGAGCTGACGCCGGTAAAGTAATCACCCCTCTGATGCAGTCCATTCTTAATGGCGAAAGTAGTGGAGGGAATTATGATGCTGTTAACCGTGGTGGAGCTGGGGACACGCCTGGAGGCCTTCCTGGTCTGTCTAAGATGACTCTATCGCAGGTAATGGCTCAACGCAACAGCGGTTATCGTCACTTTGGGGCATATCAATTTAACCCTGATACGATGATGGCAGTTGCTCAACGTCTTGGTATTAATCCTAATACCCCTTTCAATAAGGAAACCCAACAACGACTTGCTTATGGGATGATCTATGAAGAAGCCCTTCCTTGGCGTGGTGGTTTGAACGATTTTGTTCAAGGTCGTAATACTAACATTGCTGCTGCTCGTAATGACATTCGCACTGAATGGACTGCGCTCAGGAATGTATCGGACCAACAACTAGATACCATGCTACGGCAGGCTCGCCAACAACGGGCAGAGTCTAAGCGGCAAAATTCTTTGGCATCCTTTAAGCCTCAGGTCTACTCGGTAACGATTGAAAATGGTGGCCCTAGGGACCAACCTGGACTTGATATTTACTTTGAAAACAAACAATTCCCTGCCGTTCTGGATGGGGTTGTTAAGGACATGGATTATGATCCAGGCTATGGTTACTACACCGTAGTTGAATCAGTCAATCCATCAACAGGTGAAAAGGTAGATGTTCTCTACTCTCACCAAGACGCACCAGGGCCAGTTCAACTTGGTCAAACTGTGCGTAAGGGTCAGATCATTGGTAAGCAAGGCAGCGCAGGCAATGTCCGCAATGCTGATAGTATTACCAGTATCGACTTCTTCCAACCAGCTCCACGTGGTAGCCGCTCTATGGCGCGTTATCCTGGGTGGAGAAAGCTTGCCGAAAGCATCAAACGTGAACTAGGCAAGTAAACGGGACAATAAGCCCCCTCCGGCTGCGGCCATGGGGGTTTCCCACCAAAAACAAATCAACGCCCTTGAGGGGGCACACAGCAACTTCTCATGGCACTTAAAGACTGGGATCCAAGGGGTAACTACGGTGAATACGTAAACCCTGGCACTGGCAAATCAACGAAAAAACTTCAAGAAGAGCGACGTGCTGAAGAAACGCAAGCCGAGCTTCAACGTCTGAAACAAGCAAAAGACAAGCAAAAGGCAGACAAAGAAAAGATTCGAGCCAAAGGTCGTCCTAAGGCTACAACCCAAACTTGGAATCCAGCCAAAGCTGCCGGAGAGGTGCTTAAGCCTGTGGGTGATGCCATCATGGCACCATTCAATGCGATCTCTGAAGGAGCAACTCAGCTTGAAAAGGCTATCCGTACTCCAGAACAGATTGCCCAAAAGAAAGAATCTAGTAAAAAGGTTCGGCAAAATATTAACAAAGCAATGGAAGGGGCGGCTCCAGTAAAGGAAGTTGCTAAGGTAGCTCTTAAAGGAACCGGTCTGGGCATTGTTGAACAAGCTACAGATGTGGTTGTTGAGGCTGGTCAAGGGGCAGCCGCTGTTCTTCAGAAAACTTTTGGAGCTAAGGTAAAACCTGAAAACGATCCTTTCCGTCCTGATCGGTACATCCGAGCAGAGACCGATCTTGGTATCACTCCTGAAACTCAAGCAGGTAAGTTTGCCGCTAAGATCCTGGGTCTTGTAAATGCTTCCCGCCTTGGGCGTCGTGTGGCAGCCAAAACTGTTCCTGGATTCAAGGAACTGAAGGGTGCTAAAAGAGTTCTGCAGAACGTACCAGATGCGGCTGCAGGCTTTGTCATGGCAGATCCTAATGAAGAAGATGCTGCTAACTTCAGTGCCTGGCTTCAAGATAAGGCTCCTGATTGGCTTAAGCCTACGTTCGTATTAGCAGGTGATGCCGACTACGATAACGTCTATGCTTATCGAGCCCTGACTGCTCTGGAGGATCTGGGTCTTGGCGCTGCTGCTGATGCTCTTGGCGCTAGTCTTAAGGCATTTGGCTTTAAGTTCAAGCCTGGTAAGAGTAATCCTGCTGCTGAGATTTTGGCAGAACAAGGCAAGAAGCTTGATGATGCGCTTGATGGTGCTTCTAAGCAAGCAGAAGTTGACGAAGCTGTGGAGGCAATCCGTTGGGATGATACAAACTTCGGCCCTCGGCGTCAATCTATTCTTGATGAACTGGATAAGCAAAAAGCACGTCTTGATGATCCATGGGATGATGCTGCTGATGCTCAGAAAAAGATTGATGAGTTGAACCTACAACTGACAGAAGTAGAGAACGCTGCTACCAAATCCGTCATGCCGATGGAGCCTGGTGTAAAGCCTCTTGTCTACGAAGCAGCTGCTACGGTTAAATCCACCAAGTATCTGACAGAAGACATCATTAGTGGTGCTACCCTTATTACGGATGCTGCCATCAAAAATGCTAACCTTCAAGACATTTGGGACCAGTCCCTTAAGCCTATTGTAGATGCACTTGCCCCACAAAAGCTGGAGCAGATGTATCGTAAGTTTGGCAAGAAGGCTCCGGAAGAGATCCAACGTCTCAACCGTGCCATGTTTGAAAGCTTTCAGGAAGTTCTGGATAGTGCTCAGACTTCCGAAGAGGTGACTGATAAAATGCTTGCTGTATTCCGGGGCATGGATCAGACCTTCATCGGTGAGTATGGTGTTGAGCAGCTGAAGACCCCTGCGGTCATGGCCACTCAATCCATGATGAAGTACCTGGCACGTAAGGCAAGTAACCTTGGTCACCTTCGTAATGATCTGGAAGCTTCTGGAATCAAAGGTGCTAACGTTGATGATAAGTTGATTGATACCATCACAGGTTTGATTATGCTTCGTAAGGAGGCATGGTCGCTGGAAGCTGGTCGTCGTCTTGCTATCGGTCGTGGGCCTTGGGGCGCAGCCAAAACATCACAAGCCTTAGACAATGCTGAGTCCTTCACTGAAGCCAAACAACTTAGCCGTAAGATGCTTGATCAATGGGCACTTAAGGTAAAGAATGGTTTGCGTAGTGGTGATCCGGATGCCATCAATGAGATGCGTCAGATGACTATGGCAATGGCACTGTCTGGTGGTGATCCAGCAAAGGCTATTAACTTTGCCGAGACCGCCATTAGGTACATGGGTCAGAACGTTCTGGGTCAGTGGATGAATAGTATTCTCTCTGGTCCCAAAACCTTGATCCGTAACTTCGGTTCTGTCATTCGATTGATTGGTCAGCCCATTGAAGTTGGCCTTGTTGGTGTGATGAAGGGTGACGATCGTTTGATTGGAGTTGCAGGTGCTGGATTTACTGGCATGTTCACTTCTCTCTTCGATGCTGCTCAGGTTGCTGGTACTACCATTAAGACAGGCATTCCTGCTACGTGGGACCAACATCAGATCATCCGTCATGCCGAAAAGATGGCTATGCTGGATGGTATGGAGATGATGGCAAAGACCCCTGGCCAACAGCGAACCGTGGGTTTCATGCGTTTCCTTCAAGCTTTCTCAGAGTTTACTGGTATTCCAAACCGGTTGATGATGGGTGGTGATGACTTTGTTAAGGTCATGGCTGCTCGTCAGAAGATCTATGAGGATGCGTACCTCTTTGCTTTTGATAAGGTTGGTGGCAAGATCGGGACTCAAAATACCAAAGAATTTAATAGCTGGATGGAGCATGCATTGATTGCTGCTTCCCAAAAAATGGATGTTAAGACAGGTCAGATCTTTGATGATGCTGTTCTTGAATATGCAGAAAGGGCTACCTTTACCAATGCTGCCGATCCAGATAACAAGTTCTTTGCAGCCTTTGAGCGCCTAGCAGAAGCTGACATCAATGGGGTTCCTGTTGGACGCTTCATGATGCCGTTTGTGCGTACCCCTGCCAACATCATGGGGTATCAGTTGGAAATGATGCCACTTGCCAGCCGACTTCTTGGTGGGTATCAAAAAGCCATCAAGGAAAACGATACCGTTAAAATTGCTGAATATCAAGGGCGAGAAGCTATTGGTTCACTGATTGTAAGCCTTGGCTATGCTATGGCATGGTCTGGTCACATCACTGGCAACATGCCTGCTGATCCAGTTCTTCGGGCTCAATGGCGGGAAGCCGGTATTCCTCCTCGTTCTGTACGGGTAGGAGATAAGTGGGTCAGCTATGCTTGGTTTGAACCCATGTCAAACTGGTTCGCATCTGCTGCTGATCTAGGAACGCTTGAAAAGATGGGACTTATTGGTGAAACTGAAAAGCTCTCCAGTACCCTTGTATTCTCCATTGCTGCTGGTTTTGTCGAGAAAAGCTACTTGTCTCAACTAGACGGTATTTCTTTCTTCCTTGATCCAGTTGGTAACTATGAAAAGCTGACCCGTCAAAAGGAACGCTTTGGTGATCCAAACGGAACACTTGACATTATTGCTTCTAGTGCCTTCAGTGCGGTTAACTCGGTGCTGCCCTACTCCAGCCTGCGGCGTTCCATTTCCAATTCAATGGATCCATACTACCGAGAGTACAATACTATGTTTGATCGGGTATTGGCCAACGCACTTCCTGGATTGTCTCAAACCAACCCTCTTGATCGCAGTATTCTTAGTGGCACACCCATGCTCCAGCCAAGTGGTGGACTGTGGAATGCTAATGTTCCATTTGAACTGCGTGATGTAAATAATGATCCAGTGGCAAAGACCCTTATGGACATCAACGCCTGGCCTAAGGAACAACTCTATGTATCTACCATGGGCTTTAGGTACACGGGTAAGCAGCGGGAACAGATCCAAAAGATGGTTGCTGATATGGGTCTTAGGGACGCCCTTAAGAAGCATTTCAACTCTCAAGAGTTTAAGGATGACCGTAAACTTTGGGAGAACCAGGCCATTCCTGCTGGTATGAAATTTGGTGAGCCGTACTTCTTGTCTCGTACCAAAGAGATCATTACCGAACACATCAATATGGCTAAGGATGAACTGGAATACAATGATCCAGAACTTCGTGCTCGTATTGAGAAGGCTATGGAACTAAAGGCACGTCAAGAGTCTAGCCAATTTGCACCACTTGAATCTTATTACAAACAGTAACAATGGCCGTTACACAGAACACCTATACGGGGAATGGATCTACAACGCTCTATTCCCTGTCTTTTCCTTACCTCGAACAAGCACACGTAAAGGTTACCATTAACGGTACGCTTACTACTGCGTTTGTCTTTGCCAATGACACGACCATTCAGTTCCTGTCTGCTCCGGCAAACGGTGCTGCTATTTTAATTTATCGTTCAACAGATGATGCCGATTTAAACAATACGTTTTTTGCTGGCACATCAATTAAAGCTCAGGACCTGAATGATAACTTCCTTCAGAGTCTCTATATCTCTCAAGAAACAGCAACGCTTGCCAGTAATCAAGCCACTGCTGGCCTTCAAGCACAGATCACTGCTGCTACTAATACGGCAAACAACGCATCTACCACAGCTACCTCGGCTGCAACTGATGCTTCCACCGCACTAGGGGTTGCCAACGCAGCAGTATCTACTTCACTGCAGAAGGCTGGAGATACCATAACTGGCAATATCAATAACACGGCAACTGGTTACTTTGATCTGCCTGTAGGCACAACAGCCCAACGTCCTGGTAGTCCAAACCTTGGCATGATTCGATTTAATTCGGATCTTACTGCCTACGAAGGCTACAACGGTAGCGGGTGGACTTCCATCGGCGGTGGGGCCAAAGGTGGTGGTACGGATGATTGTTTCTATGAGAATAGTCAGAACATCACCTCGTCTTATACGATTACTGCTGGCAAAAATGCAATGAGTGCTGGTCCTGTAACCATTCAAACTGGTGCTGTTGTTACGGTTCCATCTGGTTCTGTTTGGAGCATTGTTTAATTATGCCTATTACTATTAACGGATCCGGCACCGTAACCGGAATTAGTGCAGGTGGTCTTCCTGACGGAGTGATCACCAACCCAGATTTGGCAGCGGATGCTGTAAGTCGCAGCAAGCTCGATGCTGATACAGCCACTGGTGTTTGTAAGGCCTGGGTGAACTTTAACGGCACCGGCACCGTGGCGATCCGTGCGAGCTACAACGTGAGCAGCATTACGGATAACGGGACTGGGGACTATACGGTGAACTTCACGACGGCGTTGGCGGATGCGAATTATTTAGTAGTCGGTGCATCTGCCAAAAACTCGTCTATCGGCGCTGTTCCCATCGGCATTCAGTCAGCCGCAACTCCAACAACAACCGCAGTCAGAATTGAGTCTGGATACTTCAGCACCAACATTCGCGCTGATTTTGACATTATTGGTATCACCATCTTCCGCTAACCCACCATGAAACGAATCATCTACCCAACCCCTGATGGCGGCGTCGCGGTGATCATCCCCGCAGTATCCGTCGAACTAGCCCTGAAGGATGTCCCCGAGGGCGTGGCCTACGAGATCGTTGATGAAGCTGACATCCCCACCGACCGTTACTTCCGCAATGCGTGGGTAATGGGCGACTGCTGCATCGGCCACGACCTAGACAAGTGCAAAGCCCTCGGCCACGACCTTCGCCGTCAACAACGTGCCGAGGAGTTCAAGCCCTTTGACGAGGTAATCATGAAACAGATCCCCGGAGCTGACGCTGTTGCTGCGGAGGAGGCTCGTCAGGCCATCCGCGAGAAGTACGCCCTGATCCAAGACGTGATTGAAGGCGCGTCTACCCCTGATGAAATCAAGACCGCCCTGGAGGTGAACCAATGACACTTCGATTGAACGGCTCCACCTCCGGCTACACCGAGATCGACGCTCCGGCAGTGGCGGGGAATAACACGCTGGTGTTGCCGACTGGCAATGGCTCCGCTGGCAACATCCTCGGCACAGATGGTGCTGGAAACCTGAGCTGGGTTAATGGCCGCATGGTGCTCGCCACCGCTCAGAACACCACCAGCGGCACCAGCATCGACTTCACCGGGATTCCGAGTTGGGTGAAGCGGATTACGGTGATTCTCAGCGGAGTCAGCACCAACGGGGCGAGCGGCGTCAGGGTTCGACTGGGCAGCGGCAGCGTCCAGACCACTGGATACAACGCAAGGAGCACCTTGGGCACCACGGGATGGAACTCAGTGACATCAACCACTGGCGGATTTGATATTCCGGTTGGCGCTGTCAGTTTTGTGGACGGTCACATCATCTTCCACAATCTGGCAGCAAACACATGGATTGCTGCTGGTCTTTTGACATCTGACAACCCCGCCATCCTCTGGACCGGTGGAAACGTAAGTCTTTCAGGCACCCTCGACCGCGTCCGCATCACCACCGTCAACGGCACCGACACCTTTGACGCGGGGTCGATTAACATTCTCTACGAGGGCTGATTATGAGCACACTCAACGTAACCAACATCGCCGGCCCATCCAACACCGGCACAGCAGCTACCCTCAGCTCCATCAACGGCGGCCCGATCTCTGGCGCCAGGAACCGCATCATCAATGGCAACTTTGACATCTGGCAAAGGGGCACATCGACTGGAAGCTGGGTGGCGCCTATTACCAATTACTATTGGGCAGATCGCTGGGTTGCTAATTCAAGCGGCACAGGCGGCGCAGGGTCTCTTAGCCAACAAGCCTTTACCCCAGGCCAAACCGACGTACCGGGTGAGCCAACATTTTTTCAACGCTGGCAAATCACTTCTGCAGCCAGTGGCCAAACCGCTGGTAACTGCTGGATTGAACAGCGAATTGAAGATGTTCGTACCCTAGCCGGGCAAACGGCAACTCTTAGCTTTTATGCCAAGGGTACCGGTACTTTGCCAAACATTTTTGCCACCCAGACCTTTGGATCAGGTGGGTCAACACAGGTTGCATATACATTGGCATCAAACGTGGTGCTCAGTTCAACATGGACAAAGTACACCTACACAGTGTCTCTCGCGTCTATCAGCGGAAAGACCATCGGCACAAACCACTATGTTGGCATAACCTTTATGGTGCCACTCAACACCACTTACACGTTCGACCTGGCGCAAGTGCAGTTTGAACCGGGCGCCGTCGCCACCCCGTTTGAGCGGCGGAGCTACGGGCAGGAGCTAAGTCTGTGTCAGAGGTATTTTGAAACTTCCTTTGATGGTGTCGCGGTAGGCACTGCTGGAAACACTGCCAGCTGTTTGTTCCATGTGAACATTAACGTCAGCGACTTTTATAGCTACGGCCCCTGCCAGTATCAGCAACAGAAAAGGGCAACACCTACAGTTACCATCTACTCTCCGTTAAATGGTGCGACTGGTGTTCTGTACAATCTCAGTACAAACTCAAACGTAGGCAATGCTGGGGTCGCCAGTGTAGGTACGCGAGGGTTCCGGCTGTTTTGTAGTAACAGCGCGATGAGTCCGGTAAACAGTGCTCACGCCATCCATTACACCGCCTCTGCTGAGTTGTAACCCATGACCATGTACCAATTCACCCAGGGCGACACCATCCTCCGCCTCGCGGACAACGCCTTTATCCCACCCGACCCCGCCAACACCGACTACCAGGCCTATCTGGAGTGGGTCGCTGCTGGCAACATGCCCGAGCCTGCCCCCGAGCCCAAACCTGCCCCGGTACTTACAACTGAGCAGAAGCTGGAAGCCGCTGGGCTGACTGTGGCGGAACTGAAAGAGCTGTTCGGCCTTTAACCTATTATGGCTAAACCAAAAGGTGCCATGAATAAGGTGACCCATGTTCCTGGTCCTCCGAAACTTTCTCGACAGGGCCAGGGCAAACGGTCCCTTCCTAACCATGGCAGGAAACAAACTCGTGGCCAAGGCCGATGAAAACAAACAAAGTTAAGAAAGTGATGGGTGAATTCAAACGAGGCACCCTTCACAGCGGATCCAAAAAGGGTCCTAAGGTAACTTCTCGCGCTCAGGCTACGGCCATTGCTATGTCTGAGCAGCGTCGTTCCAATCGCAAATCAAAGAAATGATCACTCTCTTTGGCATTAAGCTGTCCTATGAGGCAGCCCTCTTTTTTGGACTGTTCATTGCTTCTGAACTTCTTGGCATCAGCAAGTATCGGTCCAACAGCCTTGTTCAACTGCTTCTCAAGGTAACCACTTTGCTGAAGCCCCTGCGGTCTGAGGATGATAAACTTCGTCGCATCAAGGATTCCTTTAAGTGACACGTATTCTATTGCCAGTTAGCCAGTACTATCCTCAAACCGATAGTAGAACGGCTCACGCAGATAGGATGTGCTTTTCCAGCACGATGGCTATGGGTATTAAGTACTTGTGGCCCAAGTCTCTTCTTGGAGCAAACGCAGATGATGACTATCTTCGTACGGTTCTTAAGTATGGAGATACCACTAACTCGTTTGCTCAGATTCAAGCAGCAGCTACTTACAAGGTAAAGGCCACCTTTTATCGGAATGGTAGCCTCAGGTCCCTCCAGGATCGCCTGGAAGCTGGTCTTCCTGTTCCTGTGGGCTTCCTACACCATGGTCCTGCTTCTGCCCCTCGTGGAGGCGGACACTGGGTTCTCCTGATAGGTATGACGGAGACACACGGCATCTTTCACGACCCCTTTGGTAAGCTTGACAACGCCAATGGAGGCTATGTGAGCCGTGGATCGGGTGGAAAGGCTGTTAAATACTCTTGGAAGAACTGGCTACCACGGTGGGAGGTTGATGGTCCTGGGACTGGATGGTTTATGGACCTGCGAAAGATTGAATCAACCCAACCCAAACCACCAATTGCCTCCTTTGATAACACGTGGAAGGGTGTCATGGCCGTTGCCAAGGCAAAAGGTGTTAAGTTTCCCGAGGTTGTTGCTGCTCAATGGGCCCTTGAGTCCGGTTATGGTAAACATACCTCTGGAAAGAACAACTTCTTTGGCATTAAAGGTAGCCCTGGTACCACAACAGAAACAAAAGAGTTCCTTAACGGCAAATGGGTTACCATTAAAGACACGTTTAAGGACTATAACACCCCTGAAGAGTGCATTCAACACCTGATTTCCCTTTGGTACGACGACTACAAAGGGTACGAAGGTGTCAATCGTGCTACTTCTGCTGAGGAATGCTGTCGATTGCTTCAACAAGAAGGTTATGCCACTGATCCAAGCTACCCTTCTAAACTAATTAAGCTCATTCAGGAGAATTACAAATGACTGTACTTACCCCTCCTTCGGGTAGTTACTCCTTGGATTATGTGGAGATTGCAAACGCATCCAGTAATCCTATTCCAACTGTTACTGGGTTTGAAATTCCCAAGTATGACTACATTTCCCTGAGTTACACTGGTGGTAATGTAACCGGAGTGGTCTATAAAACCGGCGGCGCTGGTGGTACCACTGTGTCAACACTGACGTTGACCTATAACGGCACCAACGATCTGACAAGCGTTACCAAGAGTTAAGTTAATGGCATACGTATTTAATCCATTTACTGGGACTTTTGACACCACCAATACTGCAGCTGCAGGGTTTACGCTTGGCATTAATCCAATTGTCAATCGTTATTACTTTGGATGGGGTGTAACTCCTGGCACTGCTGGCACACGAGTTGCTACTGCAAGCCGTGTGTATTACGTTCTATTTGCCAACCCAACCAGTACAACATGGACTCGTGTTGGCACTAGAATTGCTACAGGAACAACAGGCAGTTCAAGGCTGGGTATTTATGCCGTAGGAAGCACAGGCCTTCCGACTACGCTGTTGCAAGATTTTGGTACGGTAACAAATACCAGTGGTGATAAAGAAATCACAATAGCGTATACGTTAGCACCTGGAAGCTATTACCTTGCTTTGGTGTCAGATAATACACCTACATTTGCTGGTCATTTTACCGATCTTACTGCAGCGTCTTATGTTTTTGGCGCAGACTCTCCCACTGCTGTTACGGTTCCAGCGTTGTGGTACGAAACTTCTACCGGTAATGTATTACCCAGTACTGCTAATACCACACTAACGCAAGAAGATGCCTCTGTAAGGCGTCCCATGATTTGGTTGAGGAAGGTTTAATGGCTTCTCTTACAACTAATGGTAGCACTACGGCTGGCAGCTTTTTGACCAGTGATACCACCACTGCTTTTGAGGTTGGAGCTGCGCGTACCATTGCGCTTGGTGCTACCAGCGCTAACCTTGCGCTAACCTCTACCTGCCGATTCATTTCCATTACGTGTACTGGTGGCACCCACTGTCACTATCAGATTGGTGTCGGTACTCAAACGGCCTCTGCCACAACCCATTATCTGCGGACGGGCGAGCGGTTGAACCTTGCTGTACCCATTGGAGCTAACATTGCTGCTATTCAAGGCACTGGGTCCAGTACAACTCTATTCATTACGGAGTTGACAAACTAAAATGGGCAGCAGAGCAACTGAGGATCAGTTCAACGAGCTTCACGGCCTCGTTACAAAGGAACTGATTGGTCGCATTGAAAGCGGCCTTGCTACCACTCAAGATCTTAAGGCGGCT